ATCCTTTACGAATTCCCCGAGGTCGTGCTCGCGAATGGCACTAAATCGTACTGGCCCCCCGACACTGGGATCTTCGGTGGAGGTTGAGAAGGTGCCCTTCAACACGCCGTTGACGTGAAGCTCATAATCAGCGCCGTCCAAGAGCGCTGCAAACGCCAGCTTGAACTTGAACCCTGTGAAGGGAAACGAAATACGGGCATTGTCCTGTGAGTTATCAATGGCGATGGTGACATAGCCGCCGACGTAGCCGGACGGATTGTAAACCACTTCCCATGCCGTAGGCACACCAAATGGCGCATCGTTGGTAACTTCGAAGTCTCCGCCATATGGAAACAGGTTCACAGGCCTGCGGTACGTGAAGATAGCGTGACCACCAGCGCTGCCAGGCCACGCGCTGGCTTCAACTGGCCCTCCGCTGTAGTACTCACGACCAAGATAGGCGTGGAGTAGATTGGCCCACGTGGGCGAGGTGGCGTTGTTGCGCATGTCGCTCAAGTTGCCGCTGCGAGGTTCGATCGGCCCTCCCTCAGGAACGGTCATGCCCCACGTTATGCTGTCACCAATCAGGACAATGCCGACGAACTGGCAAAGCGGATCGGAGAGCAAGCGCTTAACTTCATACAAGCCCCGCCCGCCGCCGGTCCGCACAACTCTGGCGAGCGGAGCCATCGCCGCTTTCGCTTCGGCAGCGTGCGTCTTGGCGCTTTTGCTCGCCGGGTCCATGGGATCGGGGGCGGCGTTTGATTGTGCCCATGCCTGCGCCTTCTCCACAAATGGAAGAGCAAGCCAACTGACAAGCGAGGACAGACGGGCACGCGACATGACGCCGTTTTTCACGAACGGGATCGTCTCGTTCCCGTCCAAGGATTGCGCAGCAACTTCGGGGAGGAGAGAAATTTTCGTCATGATCAGTGTCCCACGGCGAAGTAACAGGTGGCTGCTGAGGAATCGTCGGCGCTGAATACGGCGAACCCTTCAACGGTGATGGTGGAAGCCACCACCACGGGTGGGTTGTCCTTACTGTCAGCGCCGCTGCCGACCCCGCCACTTGCAACGACTGCGAAGCAAGCCGTTGGGAACGGCTGCGCAAAGCCCACCGGGGTGGATGCGTTGGCCGTGGCGGTGAAACGTCCCCAGGCCATCTGGAAGCCGAAGAAGCGGATGAAGCCGTTTTGCTGCAGCAGCATGGTGATTGGGCCAAGACGGCGGGGCGTGACAACCTTGCTGCCGGAAGTGCCATCGGTGATGTCTTGCGGCTCAGCCTCGGCCACAGTGAGGGTTCGATCGGCGTAGAGATCGCCGCCGCCGGTCACCAGCCCACCGCCGACAATGCGGCGCTGTCGGAGGCTTTCTAGGCCACTATCGACGGCGGTACTCAAGCCGTTGAGAGCCGTATTCACCGTCACCGTAAGCGCGGCCAAGCGGCTGCGCAGGGTCTTGGGCGTCACGATCGTCTCTGCATCGTCCTCGCCATCCGCAGCTGCGTCCACTCGCGCTTGTGAGGCAATGCGCGCGACTCCGCGCATCTGCTCGGTAGCCGGAGGCCAGGTGAAGACCGCATCGCCGTAAGAGATGTTGGCTGCGATCTGCGCGTCGAAGGCGATGTCGAACGCCAGCAGCCCGAAGGCGACGGCCGCCTTGCTCATGATCACCTCTGTGCCCGTGTAAACGGCAAAGAGGACGCCATCGTCCATGAAGAGGCCAAAGCCGGTAGCAGACCACACGTCGTCCGAGACATCGTAGGCCGTCAGGTGGGTGACATTCGGGGCAGCGGCTATCCCGGATTCCACTTCCACCCGCTTGAACTCACCGGGAAGCGCGGTGAGCGTAGGGGCGTAGTCAAAGGCGGTTGCTGTGAGCCCCAGGTGCGAAATGGTGACCGGGTCAGCCCCGGACGCACCCTGAACGGCGGCAAGGCCCGCATCCGTCAGCTTGAGAGCAAGCGCGGCCATTAGTTGGTCTCCAGGTAAGAAAGGCCGTCCTCGGTTAGGATCGGCTCGCCGTCTTCGGTCTGGAGCACGACGCTCCAGTCACGGCTTGTGTCGTGTTCGGCGCGGTAGTCCGCACGGTGGAGGCCACCTGCGAGAGCGCCTGCGGCCATGAACAGGGCGGCCTGCGCCTCCAGCGTGTGGACGAAGTTGAAGTGCGCGCGGGCAGGTTTTGCGATCGCCACATCCGCCACGATTTCGTCAGCCTTCGACGAGGTGAGGAAGCTGGCCGGGATCTCGGCGGCGGGTGCGCGAACCTCGAACGTGTGCGGCTCACGCGGCGGATTGGCCTGATGCCATTCGACCACGGTGAAAGCGGGATGGTGAAGCGCAAGGGCTTCCTCCACCGCGCGCCGGGTCCCCTTGCGCCGGTGATACGGAATGGCATCGGCCACCGCCCGGCGCTTGTACTCGAGGGTCCAGCGGGTTTTCCAATGACTGATCGCTAAGCCCCACGCGAGCCAAGGCAGGTGCCCCTCCGGACATGCGGCGGGCGACCAGACGGCGCGGATAGGCGCGGCGACATCGAGCAGGCGGGCGGCTGTCTGCTCCAGAGCCTTTTCCAGCGGCGTCGATGCCGGGGGCAGGATCGTAGGGTACGTCACTCGTTGGTACCCGTCAGGCGTGCTTCCACGCCGGTGCAGAAAGCGGCCTGCGTGCGCGTGACGGTGATGTCAGCGGTTGGCGAATTGAAACGCACGTTCTGCGCGCCCTCCACGTGCGCGGCACGGTAGAGGGCAGAGAGCGTGATATCGCGGCCGATCCTATGGCTTTCGCGAACATAGGCGTTCACGCTGGCGAGCGAGGTAGCGACAACCAGCGAACCGTCTGGCCCGCTGAATGTGGTCAGATCGTAATCGACCGCATAGGGGATGACCTCGGCCGAGCGCACCTGGACAAGATCGGTGAGGGGACGCCGGGTGTCGGCCGATACGTAGGCTTGGACGGTATCCACCAGCTGTTGCGGCGCCTCTCCGCTGCCGGTGCGGGAGAGGAGCGCAACGACCACGACGCCGGGAGAAGGGCTGGTGGCGGTTGCGTCCAGCACCTCAGGGTCGGCCGTCAAGGCATGAGCAACGTAAGCGCCTTCCGGACCGGCCACCGAGTAACCCTCGGGTGCGAGCACCATCCGCCGGCGGAACTCGGTATCTGCCTCCATGACAGCCGGGATGCCAAGCTCGGTGTCGGCGGGGGTGATGACCTGCCGGGTGATGCCGAACACGGCCGCGATATTGTCGAGATCGGCGCCCACGGCGTAAGCAGGCATGACGGCCCGCGCGGCGTCGTTCACCCGCTGGCGGACCAACTGCGCGAGGTAGACGAACGTCTGCAGCAGCTTCATGGCGGGATCGCTGTCCCGCGTGGAGACCACTACGCCGAGCGCGGCCATTTCGGCCTTGAAGTGCGCGACGGCCTCGGCAACGCCCGTTTCGAAGTCGAGCGTCTCGATGATATCCGGCGAGGGTAATCGCGAGAGATCGACAGCGGTGAAGGTGGGATCGGCCATAGCGGCCATCTGCGGTGAGCAACCGCGCTCACGCTACGCTTGGCATTTGGTCAGGCGGCTAGCCAAATGCGGTCTACTCAGACCATCACGTTTGCCATAGCTTTGCGGGTGAGGGAGTTGCTCGTATCTCGGGTGCTGCCAGCGTCTGTGATCTCTATCGGCCGGATCAGCTGTCGGTTTTTTCCTAAGTGGCGAAAATGAAGCTCAGAGAACTTAGGTAACGCGTATGATGCCTGGCCTTGAAGAACCTAGTGCCTGGCCAGGCTTTCTTTCAAGCGTGAGGCTCGACAGAATCGGCTTCGCTAAAGGTGATAGCAAGCTTCTGATCTACGGGCTCGCCCTCATGGTAGGTGATGCTCACATCAACTTCGATGCCTCTGCCTGTGAGCATTGCATCGCGTGTCAGCAGGAATTTATCAGCTTTTCCCACGCACTTCTGCTTGAGCGATTTAAAGGAAAACTCCAAACCGCGCTCATCATCATCGATATACACGGCGCCATCATGGACATGCAGATCTAAGTAGTGGGAGTCGAGAGGCGAAAAGTCACGCGACGAACCCATCCAGTCTCTTATCGTACCAGGTTTGACGGGGGGCTGTGGCGCGCGTAGTTTTTTCGGCAAGTCGCGTTCGCGCATAACGTTCACCGATGAAGGAAACCGCAAGCTAACGTCGATGTTGGTAGCTGTCGCCGACCCGTCGTTGAGGATCTCCACCTCAACAACCGCTGAAAGCCTCAGCTTTTCAAGCCAGTCAGACGTTTCAACGGAATAGCGCTTGTAAGCGTCATAGTATTCCTCGAGTTCGCGGTTGTACCGCTCAATGGCAGTGCGTTTCCCTAGTCCGGGCGAGCCTCTGAGCCCGCGGAGGGTGGGCAACCCACTGTCCAAGAAATTGTCGGTTTCCGCTTCAGGAAACGGAAGTGGCGGAAGCTCTAGTTGGACTTGCTCTAGGGTTTTGATCTTGGACGTGAGGCTCCGCGCATTGCAGATCGCTAGCCGGCGGCTGCCGTCGATAAACTGCAGGGAAAGCTTGGGCCTTTGGGCCTGCATGCGGGCAAGCTGCAGCTTGGCGTCGCGCAACTCGCGCTGTTCCGCGTCAACTTCTGGTGGGAGTCGCAAGCCTTCGGGTAGGCGGATATTCGTGATCGGTCGCGCGCGTAGTTTCAGCGCCATGCCCCCATCGTTTGAGGCAATAAATGTTGCAATACGATTGGCCAAATGATGATCTAGAGCGCTGGCGATATAGTGATCGTCCTGTACTTCTCGCACAAGGCGATTTGCCGCGAAGTCGATAGTTGGTTCGTGATCAATAAATTGCAGCGTCACATGGGGACGCAACGTGATTGGATCAGGTAGTGCCATCTTTTCGACAAGAAAGTCGATCATCCGACTGGCTCGCTCGCGGAGTGCAACCGACCGATTGAAGATTTTCTGTTGCTCTAGCTCGCGGAGCAGGATTGGCGCGATGACAAGGGCACAATCGTCAAACCCGCTAATAGACGGCCAATCGACCTGATCGATTGGCTGATAATGTAGCACGAGATTAGTGTCTATGAGGATGGCGCACGTGGTCATGCGGGGTATGTAGGACTGACGGACGAGCCACGCTATTAGAGTTTCCGCTGCCTCCTGCTTTTGGAGAGCCGAAAAGCAGCGGATGCCGATGCATCAAGCGGTTGAGGCCAAATGCTCGTAGAGCGCATCGAGAAGCCTATCGCGGTCTGCGGCCGTAGCGCCGAGCAGTTCGCGCTTGGCATAGGGGACAGCCTTCGCGCGGAGCGACGGCTTGTCGCGAAGGCCATGCTGGTGGACGCTGGCGATCTGCGAGACCTTGCCGGTGAAACCGACCCAGAAGCTTTGATCGTCCGTTCCGGTCTTCAGGAATCGGGAGGATGCCAGACGACGGAACATCGCCTGGCGGCGAAGACCTCCACGGCGGCGCAGCTTGCCGGCGCTGGCGTTGCGATGCTCCTCCGGCACCGGAAGCCATTTCACGATCTTGTCGAACTCGAAAGAGCGGATCGCGCCAGCCTCGATGTCGAAGCCGGTCATCATGCGCCCGGAGTTCCAGGTGAAGCTTTTCATAATGACCCGGCGCGGTTCGCCACTGCCGCCTGAGGGATAGAGGAAGCAGGCCGTGCCGCGCCCGGTGATGGCTGGGTTCTTGGGCTTCCTTGCCGCGAAGGCGGCGCCGTCCGGTTGGCGCTGGGCGGTGATGCGTTCGCGCTGGCTGATCGCAAGGGCGCGGGCCATCTTGCGCATCACGGCGCGGCGCTCGCCCGAGGACAGGCTTTTCAGGAAAGCGCCCGCGATCCGCTCCAGTTCGGCAAGATCCTCAGTCATCGTTGCCCGCGATCAGCAGCGGTTCGTTCCCGATAGTGATTTCGGCGAAGGAGGCGCTGACGCCGAAGCTGTCATAGGTCGGCTCGGGCGGATGCTCGATGGCGTACCCCTTACCGTCGGGACTGGGCGTGACCACCACACTTTCCGTGAGTTCGATCGAGATCTCGATGTCGGAGGTTTCGCTGTCGAGCAGTTCGGCCTCAAACGAAAAGGGCTGGCTGTCGGCACGGCGCAGCAGCTGGGGCTGCTCGCGCGCGATCCAGGCAAGCACCGGGACGGTCAGATGATCGGCATCGCCGCGATAGTCCATGAACAGCACCTTCACGGTGTAGCCGTAAACGAAGGAGAGGGTGTCGGACTGGCGCGCGGATATGGTGCCGCCTTCAAGGAAGATCTGCAGGCGATCCGGATGGGCCTTGTAGTCCGGCAGGCATGCGGTCAGCCAATCGCGAAGGCTATCGGCTTTGCGCATCGCTACCTCCCAGCGCAAGGCGGGCTTCGGCCTGCAGTTCAATCAGGGTGGCGCGGATCTGCCCGGCGACATCGTAAAGCGCGGTCAGGCTGGCCAGGGCTTGCGCGCCGCTCATCTCTCCTGCGCTATCGCGCTGGACGGGCGGAAGCTTCGGCGGCGGCGCCAGCAGATGGCTCGACACTTTGGCCGTTGGCGGTGGCAGCGGCGCGGTCGAGCAGGCGGACGCCATCAGCATCGACGCACACGTTGCGATAGACAGGCCGCTCAATGACCTTCTGCGTTTCA